GCTGATGATGTGCGTAAAAAATACAACGATTGGGACTTCTCCCATGAAGGTCGTATTCGCCAGAGTTTGCGGATGCGTGACCTAGCTGACAGTTACGATGTGGATTATGTGATCTGCGACTTTGTTGCCCCTCTAGTTGAGATGCGTAATAACTTTAAGGCTGATTGGACTGTCTGGGTTGACACGATCAACCAAGGTCGTTTTGAAGACACCAACAAGGTGTTTGTTGCTCCAGAGCAATACGACTTTAGGATTACTGAGCAAAAGGCTGAGAAGTGGGGTGAGTTTATTGCTGCACACATCTTGGACAACCGCCAACGCCCTGTCTTTGATTGGCAGAAAGAGACTGTCCAGATGCTTGGCAGATGGCAGCCGTGGCATGAAGGGCATCGAAAGCTGTTTGAGAGAGCATTGGCCAAGACGGGTCAGGTGATCATCCAGATCAGAGACTGCCAGGGCTGGAACGGCTCAAACCCCTTTGCTGCCAATCAGGTCAAAGACTTTATCAAGCGTGATTTAGACCCTTTGTATCAAGGTCAGTATGAAATACAACTTGTCCCAAATATTGTTAACATCACCTATGGGCGTGATGTTGGATACAAGATTGAGCAAGAATCTTTTGATGATGCAACACACGCCATTTCAGCAACCAAGATACGAAAACAAATGGGTGTTTAAATGCAAGAAGTTACCCACGAACAAATCTACGAGCGACTGATTGCAGTTGAAGCTAAAGTGGATTCCATAGACAAGAACACAAGTGGTCTTGTGGAGGCTTTAAAGGCTCTTGACGGGGCTTTTAAAGTGCTTGGCTGGATAGCCTCTGCTGCCAAGCCTATTCTGTGGGTGGGTGGATTGATCATGGCTGCTGGTGCTGTTTGGCAGACTTGGATTAAAAAATGAAAGACTGGGCCGTGGCAATCATTGCTGCGGTCTGCATCACTGCATTTGTAATTTGGTGCAGTTTTGTCATTGTTTTGATGTGGCCATGATCTATGCTCTGGTCCTATTAGCAGCAACCACAGAATATCGATGCACCAGGTGGACATGGACTGGTGATGTCTACAATCGGAAGGTTGTTTGTCTCAAGTGGGAGAAGAGAAAATGATCGATCCAATCACGGCCCTAGCAGGGATACAAAGCGCCATTAGCATGGTCAAGAAGGCAGCAAATGTTGCCAATGACCTAGGCTCACTTGCGCCCATGATTGGCAAACTTTTCGATGCCAAGTCAACTGCCACCAAGGCCATGCTCCAAGCCAAGCAGTCTGGCAAAGGCAGCAACATGGGAACGGCCCTCCAGATCGAGATGGCACTGGAGCAAGCCAGAGCATTTGAGGAAGAGCTAAAAATGCTTTTCATGCAGACAGGCAAGATCGATGTCTGGAACAAGATTAAAGCCAGGCAGGCCGAGATGGACTTGGCTGATGCCAAAGAAATAAGCGCATTAAAGAAGGCAGAGAAAGCAGCCAAAGAGAAAGAGCAAGAACAACTAGAGATTGGCCTGGCAATTGGTGGAATCTGCTTTGTCTTGTTTCTGGTGTTTGTCGGTGTGAATGAATTGATGGAATTTTGCGCAGCTACCAGAAGGTGTGGTCGGTGAATGAGTATCAAAAGACCTTTGACCTATGCCTCAAGATATTCGTTTACGGGTGTGTGGCGCTTTATTTTTTGGGGTTTATGAAATTCTTGCCTGATGATCTGTCTGACAGAATTGTTAATCTTCTACTTGGAAAGGTTGGTCTTGGTAAATGAAGTACTTACTTGTATTTGTAGCTTTTATGCTACATGGTTGTGATGAGAAATATCGCTATTTTTGCCAAAACCCAGACAACTTTCATGCTGAACCATGTCAAAAACCTAGATGCCAATTTACTCAGACTTGCCCTGAGTACTTAGTAGCACCAATTTTGGAGAAAAAGATTGAAGAAGTTAAACCTAACAACTGAAGAGATCGAGGTCAGGGTCTGGGGCATTGTGGTGCTTGCTGTTACCTTTATTCTTTTCTTTATCGTAATTGCTTTGCTTTATTCTGTGACATTCGTTACACAACCCATCAAGAGCATGGCGCCAGTAGATCAAGCCTACGTTAAGATGATGAACGATATCGTTCTATTGATTGTGGGCGGCATTGGCGGTGTTATCGGTAAACGGGCAATGACTTCTAGGCAGCAGCCACCACCCATGGGCCAGCCAATGTGCCAGCCCATGCAAGGCTATGGCCAATATGGTTACAGCAACAATCACGGGTTTAATGCCACCACCAATGGCATCCCAAACCAGCCATTTGGTGCAATGCCCAAGTGGACCAATCCAGAATTAGACGAGTCTTGGACCCCTGGTCCACCACCCGACACGCCACCGGACCATCTTGAGGATGACCATGAGCGCGAACAGCTGGCACAGGCCAGACAGGAGTCAGAATAATGTTTGGCATCCCATTACCCTATATCGCCCTGGCAATCGGCATTGCCTTGTTTGGCTCTTACCGAGGTGGCTATCACTTTGGCTGGGAAGACAGGGACAATGACATGAAGATTGCCATTGCCCAAAAGAATGATGAAGCCAGAGCCAAAGAAAAAGAGCTTGGCGAGAAACTGCAAGACCAGGAAACGAAACTCAGAAAGGCCCAAGATGATGTCAAGAAAAAACAGTCTGCTATGCATGAGCTTGCTCGCACTGGTCGGCTGCGCCTCCCAACCGCAAGTTGTCCACAAGCCAATGCAAGTGCCACCATTGCCATTGGAAATCCACAACCCAGCCAGCCCGATGAAAGCGAACTTGAGCGACAGACTATTGCAACTCTTATCGACCTCGCAGCCGATGGAGACAAAGCCATTGTCAAGCTCAACGCCTGCATCAACGCCTATAACGAAGTGAGGGTTTTAGTCAATGGTCAATAGTCAGCAGCTCCAACAACTGCACATTGGTCCAGAGTGGGTCGATGCGCTTAATGAAACTTTCCAGCGCTTTGACATTTCAACGCCATTGCGCCAGGCTGCATTCATTGGCCAGTGCAGCCATGAGTGTGCGAATTTTAGAATCTTGGAAGAGAACTTGAATTACAGGGCTGAAGCACTGCAAAAGCTCTGGCCCAAGCGCTTTGACGCGGCCAAGGCCCAAGCCTGCGCTAGAAACCCAAAGCTCATTGCAAACACTGTTTACAGCAACCGAATGGGAAATAGGGATGAGGCCAGTGGTGATGGCTATCGTTTCCGAGGCCGAGGATGTATCCAGTTGACAGGCTCTGCCAACTACCACCACGCTGGCCAAGCGCTTGGCGTGGACTTGATCATGCAGCCAGAGCTGGTGGCCACGCCCCAGTATGCTGCGCTGACTGCTGGGTGGTTTTGGAACACCCACAAGCTCAACCAGTATGCGGATAGTCAAGACTATAAAACCTTAACCAAGAAGATCAATGGCGGCTTTATTGGGCTAGATGATAGAATTAAGCATATAAATGAAGCACTTTCAGTGCTTACTTAAATTAAATTGACATATAAGTCATGTAAGGTGTTGATATGTCAAACATTCCCACACCAGAAGACTCCGCGCTTTTTGCACAAAGTGTGCGGAAGTGGCAGCAAGTGCTTAATCTTGGCGACTGGCGCATCGAGAAGGGATTGAAGCCTGCAAAGAATGCCATGGCCTCAGTGGAATTCAATGAGCCTGCCAGGCTTGCGACTTATCGTTTGGGTGACTTTGGTGCTGAAAAGATCACCCCAGAATCTTTAGACCAGACGGCCCTGCATGAATTGCTTCATGTCTTTTTGCATGATCTTATGACTGTGGCCCAAGACCCTAAGTCTTCTCAGGAAGAGATTGAGACACAAGAGCATAGGGTGGTCAATCTGCTAGAAAAATTACTCTCTAAGGATTCTCATGGGCGCTCATAACGAAACTTGCAGTGATATGGAGTTTATCCAACTGTGGGGTCAACTTCAATCTGCCACAAAAATAGCCAAACATTTGGGAATAAACAATAGGGCGGCTCATTTACGCAGAAGGTGGATTGAAAAGCAATACAACATGGTGCTTAACGCAAGTGACTTGCGTGGTATGCAATACGATAAAAATAAACCTAAGTCATTTAGTCCACTCAAGCAAGTTGAGCTTGGAATGCTGGATGGCACTGTAATCGTTTTCTCTGATGCGCACTTTATACCTGGTCAAAGGTCCACGGCCTTTAAAGGCTTACTGTGGGCCATCCAAGAATTCAAGCCTCATGCGGTGATCTGCAATGGAGATGCGTTTGATGGTGCGTCTATAAGCCGCCATGACGTTACTGAACAACCAGCGACTACTGTCATTCAAGAACTAAAGGCTTGTCAGGGTGCGCTTAACGAAATAGAGGAGATTGCAAAGTCTGTCCGACATAATGTAAAGCTACTGTGGACATGGGGCAATCACGATGTCAGATTTGGCAACCGACTGGCCCAACACGCACCACAATTTAAAGAAGTATTGGGATTTAAGCTAACAGACCACTTCCTAGATTGGGAGTTTTGCTGGGCGGTATGGCCCACTGAGCAGTGCATCATCAAGCACCGATACAAGGGTGGTGTTCATGCCACTCACAACAATACTGTCAATGCGGGTGTGTCAATAGTTACTGGACACTTGCATAGCCTAAAGGTCACGCCATTTGCTGACTATAACGGCAATCGTTTTGGAGTAGATACAGGCACTTTGGCTGAGACTGATGGCCCACAATTTACCTATGCCGAAATCAATCCAGCCAATCATCGATCAGGCTTTGCGGTGCTGAACTTCTTTAATGGGACACTTTTGTGGCCAGAGCTGGTCCACAAATTTGACGAAGACATGGTGGAATTTAGGGGTGAGGTCATCGATGTGGGTGAATTTTGAGCGCCTGGCTGATCATTCTGACTGGCGCGATCTATGCCTACATTGCTGGGGAGCAGCTCTTTAAAGGCAACCCGCACATGGCGGTGGTCTATGCAGGCTACGCATTTTCAAATGTGGGGCTGTACTTGATGGCCAAGTAAGCCCCATTTAGGGCAAAATTAGACCATGGCCAGCCAAACACAACAACTTGAGAATCCAGCTCCACCAGGACTCGGTTATCCGACCGAGACCTATGAGCGCAGGCATTTCAACGAAAACAATGGTGCATTGACTGTTTACTTTAAGAAACTGTCATTTGTGCTGGGGTCTTTGTTTGGACCAAGAGGTGGTCGGTTTATGAATAACCCTTATGGGGCTTTTCAAAGCACTGTGGACCAAACGGCAGCACTGGCCAACACGGCCTATGCCATGACGCTGAATACTGTCGATTACGCCAATGGCGTGAGTGTCGCAAGCAATTCAAGGATCACAGTGGCTGACGCTGGCATTTGGAATTTGCAGTGGTCTGGCCAGTTTGAAAATCCAGACTCTCAGGACCATGATGTCAGGGTCTGGCTCAAGATCAATGGGACTGTGGTAACTGGATCAACTGGATTCTTTGCAGTGCCAAGCAAACACGGCTCAGTCAATGGCCATGCATTGGTCGGCTGGAATTACTTTTTGAGCTTAAACGCAACCGATTATGTGGAGCTTTGGTGGGAGACTGACAGCACTCAGGTAAGCATTCAGACTTATGCCGCATCAGGAAGCTACCCCTCAACGGCCTCACTTATTGCGACAATGAGCTTTGTCTCAAACATCAAATAAATACTGCCATGTACATACCTTTAAAGTTACCCCCAGGTGTTTTCCGAAATGGTACTGAGTACCAGGCAGCAGGCCGCTGGTATGACGCAAACCTAGTGCGCTGGTATGAGGGGACACTTCGCCCCATCAATGGATGGCGCACCAGGTCAAGCTCACAGATGACAGGCTCATGCCGAGGCATCATTACTTGGCGCGATAACAGTGGCAACCGATACATTGGCGCTGGAACGCATTCCAAGCTCTACGCCATGAACGAGGCTGGAACACTCAAAGACATTACGCCCACAGGCTTTACAAGCGGCTATGCCAGCTCCACAGTGCTGACAGGCTATGGTTACAGCAGTTATGGCACATTGGCCTATGGCGTGGCACGGCCTGACACTGGGACACCAATCCCAGCCACCACATGGTCACTCGATACATGGGGTGAGTATTTGATTGCTTGCTCCAGTACCGATGGCAAGATTTACGAGTGGCAATTGGGTTTTGCAACGCCCACGCTGGCAGCAGCAATCACCAATGCACCAGTCAACAACAAGGCAGTTTTAGTCACCCAAGAGCGCATTATCTTTGCCCTTGGCGCTGGTGGAAACCCACGCAAAGTGCAGTGGTGCGACCAAGAGAACAATACCCAGTGGACACCAGCAGGCGACAACCTTGCAGGCGACTATGACTTAGCCAGCCCTGGCACATTGATCGCTGGCAAGCGGGTCAAGGGTGTCAACCTACTGTTTACAGATGTGGATGTCCACACGGCCCAGTATGTTGGCGCTCCATTTGTATATGGCTTTGAGAAGGCTGCAAGCGGGTGCGGTCTCATTTCGGCCCAGGCTGTGGCGGCCATTGACACGGCAGCCATTTGGATGAGCAATTCTGGCTTCTGGATTTATGACGGCTATGTCAAACCACTGCCAAGTGATGTGTCAGATTACATTTTTACCAATATCAACTTTGCCCAGGCATCTAAGATTTATTCGGTCCATGTCAGTAAATTTGGTGAAATCTGGTGGTTTTACCCAAGTGCATCAAGCAATGAGAATGACTCTTATGTCACTTTCAACTACCGCGAAAACCACTGGAACATTGGCACATTAGCCCGAACTGCTGGGGTTGATGCTGGTGTTTACACATACCCTTTAATGGTCTCAAGCACTGGCTACATCTACGAGCATGAGGTCGGCTTTAACTATGACAGCGCCAGCCTTTATGCCGAGTCTGGTCCAGTCCAATTGGGCAATGGCGACAACATTATGAACATTCGCCAAGTTGTCCCAGACGAGCAGACACTGGGCGAGGCGGTGGTTTCATTTAAAACCCGCAATTACCCGACAGGTACACAATCGTCATTTGGACCATATACGGCAGCCAACCCGACTTCTGTCCGGTTTTCTGGCCGCCAAGTCAATATGAAGGTGACTGGCAACACTTTGGCCGACTGGCGCATTGGCGTGATGAGGCTTGACGCTGTGCCAGCTGGTAAGCGATGAGCGACAAAGAGCATTTGGAAAGACTGCGCCATCATGTGGAGGCGGCATTAGAATACTCTGGAGGCACACATAATTTTGACGATGTCGCTGAGATGGTTGAGGATCACAGATTACAGCTGTGGCCAGCCAAGGACTCGGTGGTATTGACAGAGATCATTGTCTATCCCAGGCTAAAGAATTTGCATTATTTTCTGGCTGGTGGCGACCTAGATGAACTCTCAAGGATGAGACCATTGATCGAATCCTGGGGCAAATCAGTTGGTTGCACCAGGGTGACTTTGGCAGGCCGAAGAGGCTGGGCAAAGACATTTTTGAAAGACGAAGGTTACAGCCCACAATGGTCTGTAATGGCAAAGGAACTTTAGGGGAATAAATATGGCATCAGAAGCACTCAATTGGGCATTGGCCAACGGCATGACGC